AAAACATGCCGCTCAACGCGCAGCGGCTGATAAAATTGATCCAGCATTCCTGGTTCCAGGAACTGTGTTTACTACAGTTACAGTAAACAAGACATTCCGAACAGCAGCGCATCGCGATGCTGGTGATTTTTCAGATGGATTGAGCAATCTTCTTGTTCTATCTAACAATGGTAACTATACAGGTGGATATTTGATTCTTCCTGAAGTTCGTATCGCAATTAATGTTCGACCAGGCGACTTGTTGCTCGTAAATAACCATGAGTACATTCATGGTAATACGCCAATCGAACTCTTAGATGAGAATGCAGAGCGCATAAGTCTTGTGTGTTATTTGCGCGAAAAGATGCTTGAACTTGGAAGCAAAGAGTATGAAGATCATCGATTTAATTATGTTGAGTGCCGTAGAAAAAACAAAGAGCACCCACTCCAACGCAGATTATGGAACGGAATCAGCCCAGGAATGTGGGATGAACAAGAATGGTATGATTACCTTGAGAAAAATGGTGGGAGAGAAATGGTTGCCAAATACCACCCAGAAGCGTATAATAAAGCATCTACCCTAGAAGATTTGTTTGGATAATTTATGAAAATACTAACTGTTGTTCATGATTTTAATAACTTCGGTGGAATCATATCTCACACCGAGCAATTGATTGCTGGATTTAAAGATCTTGGTCACGAGACCAAATTTGTATATCTACGCAGCACTAAATCTGGTGGCAAGTTTGCTGAGGATTATGACAAAGAAGGCTATGACATCGGTGTTGGAACTGGACTTCCAGTCCATCAAGGAAAAGGTTGGCGCGGCGAGTATCTGTCATTCATCAATGACGAAGATGTAAATCGTTTTGTAAAACTTGCTAACTCATATGACATTGTTGTTTGGCAGTCAATTTTTGGATTTAAGTGCCAGGATTCTGAGAAAAAGCAATCATGGTTGAAGATGTTTACGGAAGTAAACGCGAAGCATGTCATCATTGTACATGATGGTAATCTTCGTAAGAACTATCCTTGGATTCATCATCTTCGTAAGCATATTGCTGGTCTCGCATGCGTGCATCCGAGCGCATACAACCAAGCTGGTGTTATGGAAATTCCGCGCAAATTAATCTTGAATCCACAAGAAATCAATACAGTAACACCAACACCATTTAACAATCGTAAAAATGAGATCTTCTCTCTTCAAACCTTTAAGCGATGGAAGCGTGTTGACGATTTGGTCGCCGCAGTCCCTTATATCAATGGTAAGGTAATTGTTGCTGGTGATGGCATTGAGCGTGCGTACATGGCTTCGAAGGATAAGTGTAAGCCAGAATATTATTGCACAGTTGACCGTGACCCACAAGCAACTTCCGATAGAATCAACAAACCTATTTGGGCAAACGCACTAAACAATGGTATGGATTATATTGGATTTGTGTCAGAGCAAAAGCGTGATGAGATCTTAGATGAAGTGAAATTTTTGTTAGATCCATCATGGTCTAGAACTTATGGTGAACATTTCAATCGTGTAGTTGTTGACGCTATGCGACGCGGTGTTGTTCCCATTGCTCGTAACCTTGGAATTTCTGACAATGAAGAGGGTGACGGATTCTTCAAACCAGGTGTCAACTACTTGATGATTCCATGGAATGCCACTCCAAAACAGTTTGGGGATCTGATTAACAATTGGCTAAACATGAGTGAGGCTGAGTATAATAAGATCGTTGATACCAACTTCAAAATGATTCAACAATTTGATCGCAAGAATATTGCTAACGAATACATTGAACTTGCAAATGGAGTTGCTAGCACTGAAACTGGCAAGTATGATAGCAATTTAGATAACACGGTTGATGCAGTTTGGTGTGATCATTTTGGTTTTGATGAAAAACTTAATGCATCTTCAACGCTAGATGCTATGTTTGGTTAACTATATAATATGTTGATTTGAATTTTTTACTCTGGAGTTAATATGCAATTAGAAGTAAAAGTAGAAGAGTTACGAAAGAATAAACTTTTCGTAGCAACACCAATGTATGGTGGTATGTCGCATGGTATGTTTGTAAAGTCTTGTCTAGACCTTCAAACTGTTTGTGCTCAATATGGTATTGAAGTGCGTTATTCATTCATCTTTAATGAATCGCTAATCACTAGAGCGCGCAATTATCTCGTAGATGAATTTCTTCGCGCAGAAGATTTCACGCATCTATTGTTCTTAGATGCTGATATTCATTTCGATCCACGAGATGTGATTGCACTCCTTGCTCTCGACAAGGATGTTATCGGCGGACCATACCCAAAGAAGTCCATTAAGTGGAACTCTATAAAAGAAGCAGTAAAGAAGAACCCAGATATCGATGCTGGTGAATTGGAAAAGGTTGCTGGCGACTTCGTGTTCAATCCTGCACCTGGCACTGAGAAGTTCTCAGTTGCTGAGCCAATTGAAGTTCTTGAGATTGGCACTGGCTTTATGATGGTGAAGCGTCATGTGTTCGACAAGTTCCGTGATGCCTATCCTCAACTTCGTTACAAGCCAGACCATGCTGGTCAAGCAAACTTCGACGGTTCGCGTTACATCCATGCATACTTTGATACAGTGATTGATAGCAAGGAAAACGGTGGCTTCGGTTCAGATCGTTACTTGTCTGAAGACTACATGTTCTGCCAGTGGTGGCGTCGTTTGGGTGGTGAGATTTGGCTCTGCCCTTGGATGCGTACACATCATATCGGCACCTATGCATTTACTGGTGATATGCCAGCCGTTGCTGCTTGGGTTGGAACACTTTAATATTTTATGATTGTTGGATTGGTCGGTCAAATTGGAGCAGGTAAAGGTACAGTTGCAGATCTTTTGGTAGATCGTCATGATTTCTTCAAAGAGAGTTTTGCAAATAGCGTCAAAGATGCCTGTGCCTCGATCTTCGGTTGGAATCGTGCCATGCTTGAGGGTGATACTTTAGAATCCCGAGCATGGCGCGAACAACCAGATGTATGGTGGTCAGAAAAACTCGGTCGTGAGTTCTCACCAAGATTAGCACTCCAGTTAATGGGCACAGAGGCAGGTCGTGATGTATTTCACCCTGACCTCTGGGTTCATACTGTGTTGCGTCGCTGCGAACAGGCTCCTTACAATAACTATGTGATTGCTGATGTTCGTTTTCCAAACGAGATTGATGCAATCGTAAAGTCTGGTGGTAAGGTTGTTCGTGTTCGTCGTGGTGAAGATCCAGAATGGTTTGCGCTTGCTCGTGAGTGCAATATCTATAACAAACAAGAAATAATGCGCAATGCATATCCAGAAGTTCATTATTCAGAATGGGCTTGGGTTGGTTTACATTATGATATTGTGATGGATAATAATTGTTCGTTAGATGAGTTGACCGTGAGGGTTGACAAGTTGGTTGATTCGTTATATAATAATCGTGTTGAAGCAAATGAGGTCGTTAATTATGAAACTTTCTGAAGATACAGTGCAAGTCCTGAAGAACTTCTCAGGCATTAATCAAAGTCTCCAGTTTAAGGCTGGCAAAACTTTGAAGACAATTTCCCCGCTCAAAACAATTTTCGTCGAAGCAACCGTTGGTGAAGACTTCCCGAAAGAGTTTGCGTTGTATGATCTAAACAAACTCTTGGCAAAGGTTTCCTTGTATAAGGATGCTGACTTGGCGTTTGATGATGATAAGATTAACATCAGCGCAAACAAGAAGTCAGATTACATCAAGTATTGTTCGTCAAAGGTTATTGTAACTCCACCCGAAAAGCCAATCACATTTGGTGAGCCTGATTGTTCATTCAGTCTTTCGCAAGAAGATCTTGACTGGATGCGCAAGAGTGCTGGCATCTCTGGTTCGCCGAACTTTGTGTTTGAGAGCGACGGTTCTACTATTCACTTCATTGCTACAGATGTGAAGGATGATTCTGCTGACCAGTCCAAGGTTGAGATTGGAACAGTCGAGAATGGTAAGGAATTCAAGGTTGTAATGAAAGTCGAAAACTTCAAGTTGCTTGAAGGTTCGTATGATGTTGCGATTGCCAAGAAAGGTCTTGCTCGCTTCAAGCATAAGACCGTTGATATCACTTACTACATTGCAATCGAAGCCGCAAGTTCGACATTCGGAGAATAATCATGGCACTTGATAAAGCAAAGGTTCTGGGATGCCTTCAGGAAATCTCAAACTCTCTGACTCGCATTGAAGCAGAGCGCGATCTTATCAAAGAGATCCTTGAGAAAATGCAAGACGAATGTGAGATTCCAAAGAAGTTGAGTCGTAAACTGGCGAAAGTTTACCACAAGCGCAACTATGAGGAAGAAGTTGCCGAGCAGAGTGACTTTCAGACTATCTATGAGAATGTGGCTAAATAAAAACTTGGGGTGCAACTGTTCTTGTTGACAGCACAATCCGCCAGACTGCCGCTGTGAGGGTTCACCTCCTCCACCCCATCTTCTCTTTTTATAAACATGAA